CTATGTCGTTGGCAGCTGGATATTTTTCTAAGACTGGTTTTGACATCTGAGTGTTCGCCAAATTAGTAATGCTGCCGTCCTTAGTCTGAACTGGTGATAGAGGCTCTTTGACTCTATCTGTCAGAGTGGGTTGTTTCATTGACATCTGCTCCTGAGGTTTAGATGTAAGCTTAGATGTATTCAGATTGAAATTAGGACTGCTGAACTGAGCTCCTGATCTTCCAGGATCTCCAGGCGTAGGCAAGGGCGTTTCAGGCACTCTAGATCCGTCAGAAGAGTTATGGCCTCTTTGTTCCTGTGGGTTATCAAAAGCCTTTGAGTTCTCTGTTGAATCTTCATCAGCTCCCGAAAATATGCTGAGCAGATCAGCTTTCTCAGGCTTAGAGCCTTTGACAGAAGCTTTGCCGGTTGAGCTGGTTCTTGTTTTTACTTTTTTGATCATATACAAACAAAAAGGAGAGGCCGCTAGGCGCCCTCTCCTTATCTATCATTCTAAGAATCTTCTTACAAATTCTCTTCGATCCAGTAATCTGATCTGATAGTCATGTTGACCTCAGCAGGATCTGCTGTCTCGTAAGCCAATGAATCTACGAAAGTAGGCTGGCCAGTCGGGAAACAATCTTTGAAAGTGATCTTTCTAAATACGTCTCCACGTCTGTTATACTGGACAACAATCATTGTTCCGGTATAGTTGACCTTGAGGCCCATTTCGCCGGTCAGAGGATCATAAGTAAGCTTGTACCAATCCCTCATGTACTTGTACATGTAAGCCTGATTCGCATCGTTCAGGTTAACACTGAATACCAAGGCCAGTTCTGCAAAAGTCTGTCCGGGCATTCCTGCGTAGCTTCTATCAGCGAATTTGTATTTCTGGCCTACAGCTTCCACCGTAGGGTTAAGGTTGTTCAAGCCGCCTATGCTCTTCACGTGTTGAAGCATCAAAGAGGAGTCCTGATTCAGAGGAGTCAAGATCGTCACCTCGAAGAGGTTCTGATACACCGGTTCAAATTTTTGAATCGATGCTTTTGCTTGAGTGTAATGAGGAAGAGGCATCTTCTATATTTTTTTGTTTACTTAGTCTATTTATACTTGACCGCTCGCGATTTGTCCAGGTCTGAGGATAGTTGTTCTTGTTACCAAGATCTCCATTCCTTTAACTGGTTCTACGAAAGTATCAAGGATACCGATGTTTCTTTCGATGACATCTGGAGTGTTGTTGGTCTCATCCATGATGTTTCTAAAGTTATAAACTCCGTTTTCAGCTTGTACTGTCGCCATGAAGTTATCCGCGAGAGTCTTGATCTCCAATCTAGTCTGAGCAGTGTTGAATTCGAAGAGATAATTCTTCAAGATCGCTGCTAAACCGTCTTGGATGTAGATCATTACTTCTCTAACGTGAGCTGCTGAAAGTGCACTTTGTACATTTTGTTGAGCTGTTTTGTTAGCGAAGATCACTAGACCTGTTCCATTTTGGAAGATGATCGGGTTAAGTCCGAACGGCTCGATGTAATCTCTGTCGCTCTTGTCGTAGTTGTATTCTACTCCGATCACTCCTCTACCACCGACGATACCTCTTCTGTTACCAGCCACGATTGACCATGGGAAGGCAGTAGTGTATTTGTCAATGTAGTTATTAGAAACATATCCAGCTGGAGGAACCTGAATGTTAGCTCCGTTCTCTCTTACTGTTAAGAAAGGAGAATAGAAAGCTCCGTAGCTAGATCCTTGAGTCACTCCTGGAAGAGTGTATCTTACTGTAGGATTCTTAGCCAAGTCACCACCTTCTGCGACATACTTCGTATCGAATTGGCCGAGCAAGTTTAAGAAACTTGGATCAGTGCTCTTCTTGAAGTTTTCTACAGATGGAGCGTTGACGATTGCGAAAGCATTCTGTCTGTTCTTAGCAAGCTGGAAGTAGATCGCTTTAGAGTTTGCTTCGATACCGTTAGCGAAAGTATCAACGATGTATCTGTAAGCGATGTTATCCTTGTCGATAAGAGCTTGGAAGAGCTTTGTTCCACCGAGAGTATCATAAAGGATATTGTTCTGCTGCTCATTACTTCCATTAGGAAGATTGTAAGCTCCGAGCTCAAATCCATCAAGAGTAAACATATTGTAGTAGTCTACCCATTCAGTGATGGCAGTGTAAGCTTCTGCAGTATTTACTGCACCGATGCTCTTAATGAGGATTGGCCCTTCGCAGACAACTTTGAGAGCATTCACACCAGGTGTGAAATTACTGATTCCGACTACTTCTTTAATGTAAGTAAGTCTAGAAGGAGTCGTTGAAGATCCTGCTGATTGAACAAGATATTTTCCTACTGCTACATAAGCTGCATCATCTGCAGATACGATGATCTCGTTCTGCTGGAGGATAGATCCAGGAGTTCCGCTATATTCGAGAACTGTAATGCTGTTGTTAAGAGAACCTTTGAAAGATTGAACTCCAAAAGTACCCTGAGCGTAAGCATCGTCAGCAGTATCGAAGAAGAACTCTCCAGTTTGGTTGATGCCAAAGTCTGCGTCATCAGTGATCAAATCCTGGAAGTCAGCATCTGCAAAAGCATTAGTGATGAATGTAGGAATGTCGTAAGTGCTATCAGAAATTTCAATGTTGACTGGCAATCCACCTAAATCGTAAACGAGGTAACCGTAAGTCAAAGGATTGAAATCTAAGTAAAGAACTTGAGAAGCAGAGATGGTAGATCCAAATACTGCTCTATCACCGTCAGTAAGAACGCCATCTGAAACGTCTTCATACATTTGTGAAGAAGGTCCACAGATGATAGTTCCAGTGTCGCCGTTATCGCTTCTCTGAGTAACCCAGTTCATATCAGCTACTTTGATGTAGCTTAAAGTACCGAGACCATCGAAAGGAGTATCTGCTCCAGTTGGAAGAGTGATATTAGCGCCTGATACTGTAACTAATACGTAGCTAGCAGTTACAGTAACTTCGGTTACTGGAATTGCCAAATCTCCGTCTGCATTGATCAAGAAGTCTCCAACCGTTCCAGTAGAGTTTTCTGCCAAGCTTCTGAAGACGTTGTATGCTGCTGCAGCTGAAGTAGCTGAAGCCAACAAGTCGTAGTTACCGTCAGTATTTGCTGTAAATGTCACACCTGCTAAGCTAACAGTTCTTAGAGCAGTTGCTCCAGATTCGTAGCTAAGATCAGATGCGATAGTCGCCTTGTAAGAAAGGAAGTCAATGGTTTTTGGATTGACTCTCTCGAGTTCGTGACCGATAAGATCGAGACCTTTATCGACACCGTCGAGAAGTTCACCGAGATCAAACATTGCTTCGTTGACCGCGCAGAAAAGACCAGTTGATGGAGTGTCTGCGTTGATCAGATCTTCAATGTATAAGTTATTTCCATTGAGATCAGTGAATCCTGGGATGAGGCATCCTGTGTAGACTGCTACCAAACCAACCTGAGGTAAGTTGTTAAACTGCTCCAAGTAAGTATCAGAAGTGTCTGTTACAGATACTCTTCTCTTAAGACCTTGTTGTTTGTCAAAGTATCTAGCGAAAGTAGGATCTGATGAGAATCTCTCATAAGGGTAAACAGCGGTAGGATCTCCACCGTAGTTACCGTTGTAGAGGAACACATCAACCATAAAGTCAGAGATGAAACTCTCTGGATTAAGGAATGCCGGAACGTTAGCCGGACCATACCAATCTTGTGCCTTGATCTGGAAGCCTCTCACGTTTTCTGGAGCTGCTTTTCTAACAAGTACAGATACTTGCTTACTTCCGATATTAACCAAGTTGAAGAGGTCGTTAAAAGGAGTGTTGTCTGTAGCTCCTACGTTATTCAAGAAAGAATCCGTGCTTGGGAACCAGAATTTGTCTTGATTGAAATAACCAGAGTACAAAGCCTCTGTTGTGAAGCCTTCGTTGGCTTCTGTTGAGCTCGTACTGAAGAGGTACGCTTCGTCGTAATCACCGGTTCCATCGGTAGAATTGTCCAATCTCCAGAGGTTAAGAGCGAGGATAGGACCTCTCTCCAAAGCTGCCAAGCAGCTTCTGTGGAAGAAGCTTCCTTTTCTCTCATCAACTCTGTTGATGTCTCCGAATACTGCCGTGAAGAATGAAGTATCAGGGCAGAAAACTGGAGTGTTGAACGGTCCTTTTCTAGAGAAACCAATGACGAGTCTCAGTTGCTCGGCGGGAATAGCCACAGTCTGGCTTTTATCGAATTCCAGTCTGTAAACGCCAGCCGATCTGAAAGCTGCTATTTGAGGACTCAATGCCATTTTTCTTAATTTTTTTCTATATATCTTTGGATCCGGGAAGAACTTTCAAAAAGAAGTTACACCAGATCATAAATATCAAAGTAAAGATTTCCTTCATCTCGAGACTTAGAAAGGGCATCGTCCATCACTTTTTGTATTGTTGGATCTAATAGATCAAACTTTTCTTCCACGAAATCAGAAAAATCCGTGGTGTGAAAGAACTCTGTAACGTTAATGCTGGACATTACCAGATCATCGTTTCCTAACTGCCCTTCGTATCTTCCGCTAGGGGTCTTACCGAAGCTTATCGATTCTTCGATGGTGTCTTTGTTCGTGATTGTTATTCGACCAATGTTGACATATTTTTTGAAGTTCTGACAGAATATAGCTTTATTGTCAGATTTTAGCTTTAGACCGAAAGAAGACGTACGAGCATCGTTTCGATGCTTAAATTTGACCACCATCTCT